ATAGCAGTGCCACAAGTGTAATTCAATGAATGATCTGGATCAGATATATTTGCCGCAACTTCACCCGTTCCAGCATCCGTAAGCGTTGGAACTACGTCAATCAATACATTTGATGTCGATATTGCTAATTCAGCCATTATGTATATCTACCCTCTTTTCTTCCTTGGTTGTATAAGTCAGCAAATAAATCCATTAACTGATCACCACTGTCGTTAGGTATATCATAACTCCTTTGAGTCGAGCCGCCAGCGCTTGAATCAGTCAAGTCTAATGATGAAGTTTGCGCTTGAAAGTCTTGTTGTGGTGGTTCGCTTGATGATTGAGAGGATGAAATACCAGATATTCCACTATCGCCACCACCACCAGCAAGACCGCCTATAGTTGTCGCAGCTATTGCCGCCATACTTATATTACCAGCAGTTTGCACCTTTGCAGACAATATGCCTGTAGGGTCTATAGTTAAAGCCTTTATGCTGGCAGCTTGAGTATTAACAAATGTTTCTGATAATGCCAAAGCCTGACTGCCTAAAAATAAAGCCTTGCCTATGCCTTCGCTTTGTCCAAGAACAGAGCTTGCAATAGACATTAGAGATTGAACGTTTTTACTTTCTAGTGATTGTTCTGTCTTCTGTCTTTTTTCATCAATGGATATTTTTGTTTTTGCCGAGCCTTCAGCTATTTTTTTCTTTTCATTTTCGTAAGCCTCTAGCCTTTCAATGGAATTATCAAAAAACTCTTGCTCTAACTCTGCCTTTAAATCATCGTTATCGCCAATTATTTCAAGTTCGCGCTCTAGCTTAGTTACAAGTAACTCTTCTTCACTTGCGAACCTATCAGAAATAGCTTGTATTTGATCGCCAGTGCCAGTACCAGTATCTACGCCTTCGCCAGTTTCACCTCCAATCTCACCACCCTTTAACGACCTAGCATCTTCAAGCGCTTTGTTTTGCTCGTTAAGTACTATAAGTTGATCGTTTAACTCTTGTGTCCTAACTCTTTCCGACTCAATTGCTTCTTCTACCTGCTTTTGTTGATTAACGTTAAGTGCGCCGCTATCCCTTGAATAACTATTATAAGAAGCCTTTAAGTCATTAAGTGTTTTTTGAGACTCCACAATTCTCAGTTGAGATTCTTGGATTTGAGTATTAACACCAGCAATAGAGCTAATATTCTCAGCATCTAAAAATGAGTTGGCAAAATCAATAATTGTTTGTGTTGCGTCAGGCACGATATTGATAACATCGTTAAAAAAGTCATCCATAACAGGCGCAAGAGTTGCGCTAATTGATGTTGACGCGTTTCCTATTTGAGTTGTCATTAACTCAAATGATGTGCTTACTTCTTTTAGCTTCTCAGCTTGAACGCCTGTTATTTGCAAAGAATCATTAACATCGTTAAATCTTTTCTTTAGCTTATCTAGTTCATCGGAGTTACTAGCAAACAAAGGCTGTAACTTAGATAAATCGTTACCAATGGACTCTAACGCAAAAGTCATGTCAGAGGCGCTAATCTCTGCCTTTTCCATCTCTGAAACCATTTTACCAATAACCTCTTGCGATGACATAGTGGTAAATTCTTGTGCTGCTTCTCTAGCTTCTTCCTTTGTTAACTTTAAAGTGTCGGCGTAATCTTGAAACGCACCTGTTCCAGCAATGCTAAATTCAGCCACTTTGTCGGAGATATCTTTTGATATATCAGCTATCTGTTCGGCATTAACGCCATACTGACTAGTGGCAAATGATAGCGCTTGAAAATCTTCTGCTGATGTTTTTGCTTGACTAGATAGTAATTCTAACGCCTTTCTGTTTTTAGCTGATAATAGAACCATAGCGCTAATTGCTGCATTTACTGCTAACGCACCTTTAGCTAGATCAAGGAGCTTATTTCCTACCATCTTTCCTGTTTTTGACATCTTGAATAGTGATTTGTCAGCTTTGCTTGTCTTACCTTCAAACTCATCCATTCTTTTTTCTGATGCTCTTAACTTCGCATCTAGCTTCTGAGTCTGAGCGTCAAGCAATACAATTAATTCTTCAGTAGCCATTCTTTAGATGCTCCGTTTAACTGTCTTTGATAATTAAGCATTATGCTTGTGTCGATGGCTTCGTTATCTTCGTTATTCAATAAATGTACTATGTCAATAAAATCTAACTTCCAAGCTTCTGAAGGCGAAATATTAAGTTGACGAACACAAAGCCTGAACAACCCCCAGTAGTCATGAGGGGTTTGTTCACCTTTTTCTATTCCGCCTAAATATCCGCTTTTTTTTTAGGTAGGTTTTTATTCATGTACTCGTTAATTTCTAACGCTGTATTATACATGACCACAGACCACGGCTCAGATAAATCATCAGGACGGTCGCTTAATTGCCAGCTTACCCTGTATGTTGAATCTTCAATTTCTTTTAGTTCAACGTCAGGATTTACCGCTGCTATTATTGAGTGCAAAGCATAGTTAACTATTTCTCTCGTATACAAGTGACTATAAATTTGCATTCGAGTAATTAGATTAACTCCTTCAGTCTCGAAGGATGCTTTTATATAATCACCAAAGACAGTCAACAAATCCAATCCTGTTTTATCAGTAAAGTATTTGTGAGCGCCTTCTGTGATTTTCCACTCATACTTTTTATAGCATAAGTGGATCATTAAACATCACTAGCTGGAGTAATAGTTACAGCACCGCTTGAGCTAAATGATAATGATGTTTTTCCAGCTTCGCCATGACCTAAGCTGTCACTTAATGCGTTGGGAGTAAACAAGCCAACAAATGATTCATCAGTAGTTGCACCTGAACCCACATAAGTTAGCGTGTAAGTATCTTGTGTACCGACAAAAGTATCAGCGCGAGTGCTACGAAACTCAGCATCATTGTTGTAAACGAATTCACCAGCAAAAACGTGTTGTTTTCCTGATAACTCGCCATCAAGATTAGTGACATTATCTTGATATGATTTGTTGCTAATAGGAATTAATGCACCCGCGAAAGTATGCGTAAACGCACCTTGACCAACGATTACACCTGAACTATTTTGTACTACTGTATTAGTAGCGTTAATTTCACCAGCCATTTTATTTCTACCTTGTGCTAAATGTTAAATAATTAATTGATATGTCACGCTTAACGAATGACTCTACTTCTATTTCATCGCCTACAGTAGACTCTAAAATACTTACCGTCTGTCCATTATACACATTACTGCTATTATAATAAAACAGAGCTTTCATGCTGTCGATTGCTGTTAGTTGAGATACGCCATAATCACCGATATCTTTAGGGGTAAAGACACTGATTTGATATATCCCCCTCTCTTCATTTGATGATGCGTAAGTTTTACCCATGCTTTCCTCTGTTGCTGGTATTGTATACTCAGCAATCCAAAGTGATTTATTAGCAGGATCGAATAACTCAGGCGAATCCTGAAATGATATATCATCATTAGGAACTACAGCTCCAGACGTCAACATTCCTGACAATGCCATTTTTGTTTTTAATAAACTCATAGTGACCTTATTTTATTAGCCATAGCTATTAATGTTTTTCTAACCCATCCGTTTGGAGCTTGCTTACTAAACCCGTCAGAAGAAAGTTTTTGATAAGTATTCCCTTTTACTCTCGTTCCTTTTTTAACTGGGTTAGGAAAGCCACCATATTCAAGCGAGTTTATATTTGGCTTGTTGTTCGTGTAAAATATCTTTTTATTCATTACAAGCTTAGGCATTTTACGCAATTGCCTGATTGAAGATAAACCGTTAGATTTGCTGGTCGTTGTTTGTGAAGACGGAATACCTACAGATAAAAACCAGTTGTTTTTCGTTAGCCCTGAAGTTGATGCTGTACCCTTGGGTAATTCGCTTTGGGTTAATCCAACTGGCGTACCTTCCATAATATTAAATAAGCCGCCAACAAAAACACCTCTTACATTATCGTTAATTCTAAGGTAAGCATCCTCTGTCATTTTAGTGACTTTCTCACGACCTAGTAACGGCATTATTTTAACCTTACTTGTGGGAGGTAAGCCAATGTATCAGATGTTGGAGCTATC